CCCCCCCCTGTTAAGGAACAAAAAAAGCCGTAGGATACGGCTATAACTTACTTTTTAAGTACTGAACAAACAACGGAACTATAACACCGGATATAACAAGTAAGGCCCCCGCCATCTTATTTCTCCATCCCTCAAGTGAACTTACTCTTCCATTTGTTTTTTTAACCTGTTCTTCTATTCGAAAGTTAGCAGCATGATTTTCTTCAAATCGCTGATTTATGAGGTTTTTTAAACCCTCAATTCTTTCTACTAATACGTCAGTGTTGTCCATATCTATATATATTATTATAGCACATTTTTAGAATGTTGTCATTTTATTAGGATTTTATGATTATTTTAATGCTATAAACTTACCCGTTGTTAAATCATCAACAAGTTTTTTTCCAGTTGTTCCTGTTGTAGTTAAGGTTGCAGTAGGCACAGCCCAAACAGCAGCAGCATCTCCAAGTTGTTCAAACATAACTGGGCTTGGCTTGGCTTCAAAAGAGGCATCAAGAGCCGTAATGTTATTTGTGCCGTTAAAAATATCATCTACTAAGAATAGACCAGAGGTAGCTTTTATGTTTATTTCAACACGAGCAAATAAGTCAACTGAACCAGTATAATTGGCATAAACTACAAATGGATTCCAGTTTGAATCATCGGGCATTGTTTGTGTGTAATCAGCCACGGTTGAACCTGGTAAAAATAATGAAACAGTAGCGACTGAACCGACTGCAACTGAATGTTTTTTAACAAATCCCAAAGCCTGAACAGCAGTATTAGCACGAGCTAAAATTAGAAAATCATAAGTAAATCCATCCGTAGAATTTACTGGGCTTATTTCAACACACTTAGAAGATGCTGTCCTAGCATTGGTTGTTGTTGTGCGAGCAGAGCCAAATCTAGTAAACCAAGTATTATCACCGATTACACCATTATAATCATTAAATTTAATTTCTGAACCAGCAAGCATATATGGTCCAAACCCAAATGTATCTGTTGCTAGGGTGTCTGGTGTAAGTAGTCTATCAAATAAAGCATTGTGGAAATAGGCAAATCCAGTTGCGGTTCCAGAACCATTGGCAATAACTTGATAATCTACCGCTGTTGACCCCTTACGATTTCTACCCTTAGTCCCAGATTTACAATCAATATATTTATTTAAAGTTAACCCCCATGTAGTAATTCCAGCTCTCATATTGCAATGCCCTTCACATTCTTGATATTTATTATTTATTTCTCCATATCCAACAAAACCACCACGATTATATCCATCATATTTATTACAGGCTATTATAAAACAACGCAAGAATGTACAAGATTGAGATACCGAATACCATGCCCCATTATATAAATCAACACACCACATATCTGTATGTGTTTGTAATTTACCACCAAAATAATTAACACCAGAACCACCATAGTTATTAGATGATGTTGTTTTACAAGTAATCCATCCAACAGTATCATATCCAGCAATACACGGACCACTCATCCACAAACCACGCATACATGGTGCATATACAACTACATATTTAGAATCATGGACAGCATCAGAGTTCATTCCGAAGGTTAATCCTTCTTTACCAGTGGTTACAACTGAACCAGCACCAGGCGATGAAGCACTACCACTATTTTCCCATCTCACCCAATCCCAATCACAAGTAGATGTTACTAAATCATGACTTATAAAATAATTACCTATTAATCCACTGCCGTTAATAGAAGTTATTAAAACATTACGAGTTAAATTTAAGGCATACGTTGTATAAGTATGATAAGCAGATGTTATTCCTGATTCACCTCCACCAGCAGTGGCTGACAGAACATAAGAAGATGAACTATTTTTAGTTATAATAAAACGATATTCACTTTCATTATACATTGTTGTTCTATCCGAAGAAGCTGGAAATAAAATCTCATCACCCACTTCCCAATCAACAGCATCTGTTGTAATTAATGGGTTTGCGGCTGTTCCAACTCCAGAAGAAACAGTTGTCTTCCATAAAGAAGTTGAAGATTTCGGTGCTCCTTGTAACGAGCAAATACCACCCCTTGTTTTACCTATCCCATAACCGCCAGTAGCTGAAGTACAACCAGTTAAATCAAAAACATATTTTAATAATTTAGTAGAGTCTGCTGAACCATTCATCTGCCAAGTACCTTGTGGGTATATATTCATATTTCCCCTTACAGTAAGAGTGGAGTTAGCGGTATTATCCCAGTTAAGGATACCATCTTCCCCAATGTTTACAGCATTTGTTAATTGCCTAGAATCAAGTGTTTGTGCTCCAGTATTATAATAATTAGAAAATACTGTACCAGTGGAAGCACCAGTGCCAACACCACCAGATGTACCATCTACTGTTATTGTATTTACGGTACCATTTGCACCACAAATCCAAATATCATCTGTCGCAAGTGCTGGTGTAACGTGTCTATCGTCGGAATGTAAATAAGCAAAATTTGAACCACCAGAATCAGCAGCAAAAGTTAATGACCCAGATATAAATGAACCAGTCATTTTTATTCTATAATACCCAGCGGTTGTGGCAGTAAACTGAAATGGTGTTGACCATCTAAAATAATAAAAACCATAAGGAGAAAGAGTTGTTGATGTTATTGATATCGAACTAGCTACATCAACCCAACCAGCACTGTTTTGCTGTAAATAAGCCCTTACGGTCCCAGCAGTAACAGTGCTAGTAGCACAATATATAATAACTCCAGTAGAAAAGTTCGATGTATTTGGAGCTGTAAAAGTAGCAGAATAATAAGAAGATGACCCAATGGTTATATTGGTTGAAGCATGAATCGTTGGGGTATTGGTTATGGTGTCCCAATTTGCAGCAGTTGAAAAAGTTGTTCCTGCTCCGTTATTAACTAATTTAGCCATTATTTTGTTGTATTAATTCTTCTGGATGTTCTGGTGGGTCAAGTGCTATAATTCTGTTATCATCTGTATTTTTTATTAAATAATTTTTAACATAATCAATGACACCAACGGGTGAAAGATTTGTGTAGGTATTATTACCATCAACTATTTTATAATATTCTCCAGGTTGTGTTGTTATTGTCATATTATGAATAACTTAAACTTTCCCTATTATCCCAGACGTTATCAAAATTAGAATCACCATCTGCAAATTGAATTGATAAATTTCCACTTGTGTCTGTTATTCTTTTAATCTGCCAAACAGCGGAGGCGAGTGATGAACCAGCGGCAGCCTTACCGACATAAGTAATTGTAGAATCACCTGAATTGACAGCGTATTGGATTGCGTAAGTTTTTAATTCATTAGCAACTAACGTAAGAGTAGTTTCTGTGGCTGGGTTGATTTGTGTGTTAGTGGCATCTTTAATACCAACGATGCCTACACTTCCACCACCCTCTTGTATGGCAACAGCAACCTGTCTCCCAAAAGCCTTTATCAAATCTTCGAATTGTTTTCCATTAATTACAACTGGTAATTCCCCATACTTTAAATACTTTTCTAAATCAAATTGTGGAATACCATTTAGTGCTTTTATTATATTGGAGTCATCAAACTCTGAATATTTTTTTAATTCTTTTACAGCGGATTCAATAGCTAAAACTATTGGGGAGTAATCTGTTTTATCGCTCTCAAGGGTTCTAACAACTTCCTTTAGTGTATCGATAATCGGAGTATAATCTGCAGTTTTTATATCCTTGGGTACCTTAATTAACTCCCCAATAATTTTATTAAAATATTCCTTATAATCAATAAGGTTGGAAACTTGTACTGTTTCAGTCGGTTCTTGTGGATTGGTTATTTCCACTTTCTGTATTTCTGGCAAATTAGATACATCAACACTACCTTTAATATTAAAGGTATTTTTTACTAATTCTTTTAAAGAATTTCTAATCCCAGCTAATAAAAGTTTCCAATTATCCATACTATTTAATCTCTTTTGAATTTATTTCTTCTTCTTTTTTCTTTTTGTTTTCAAGTATTTGTTCTTTGAATCCTTCAACTTGGTCATAGATGTCGCAACGAATCTTTCCGTCTTCAGCCGTAATTTGGACAACAACTTCAAAGTCTGACAATTCAATTTCTTTTACATATCCCTCTGCTAAAGGTTGAACTAATTCTTTAATCTTTTGGATTTTGTTTTCCAAGACGGCACCCTTCTTCTCAATCTCTACGTGTTCTGCGTGGAGCTTCTTTAACTCATTAATATACTTATCTTTTCTTAGTAATTGTTTTAAGACTTGTTCGTCTTCGAAATAATGTGTTCTTATTGATGACATAATTTTATTTAGTTATTAGGATGTCATAGAAATCTTCCCATCTCCAGACATTATTTTCTATATGATAATTATTTAAAACGTATTGCTTTGCTTTTCTTCCCATCTCCCTACGGAGTTCTTTATTGTTTACAAGACGGTTTATCTCTTCTTCCCACTTTGTATTGTCCTTTATAAGGATTCCATTCTCTCCGTTTATATCTTTGTCGTATGGAGAGTCGTTTGTTGGAAATCCTTGAGCAATACATGGTATCTCTAACATTCCAGCCTCTAAGAATTTAACGTTAGATTTACAACGGTTGAAGTAGGTATCTGACCTTGGAATAATCATCATGTCTAACCTTAACTCATTTAACTTCTTGTGATACTCAGCGTGATTACACCACTCTACGTGTTCAACATTATTGAGTGAATCCCACAACTCATACTCCTTATTATAAACCTTATCTACCAATGGGTTCTCTTTACGTTTCTCTGGACCCCATAGACCGAATAGAACTAGCTGTACATCCTCACGTGCGTCCAGACGCTCTATAACGTCCCTCACGTGATTTAAATCGGTTGTATAGGCTGTTGACCCAACTATGCCTATTCTGACCTTATCTGACTCATTTCTGAGGGGCTCTGGCCAATCCTCTGGGTCAACACAATTGGGCAAGACAACAACGTTCTTGTTCAGTTTACGATATTCGTTGGCAAGGAACTCCGTAGTTGTCGAACAAGCATCTGCGTTCCTAGCGAAGTTATCCATTAATGTAATGTACTTATCTATATCATTTTCCGTACCATCAACATCGTATTTATAGAATGGGTGGGTTTCATCTAAATGGGCAGTATCATCATTATCGTAAACTATCTTTTTTCCACTACGTTGTAGCAAGCGGGCAAGTTCGTGGTGGTTTACCATTTCTGGTCTATGGAAGACAACTACATCATATGAATCTATTTTAGCCATCACTTCTTCAGGAGATATTGGTTGACCAGTAATGTAACTGGAATTGTACTTGTATCCACCGTATAAGGATGGTAGAGCACATCTTACATAGTTACAGCCTAAATAGTTTGAACCTATAAATAGAACCTTTGCTCGTTTAGACATATCTATTCTTTTCCTTCCTCTCCTGTTGCAGGCGTTCTCGGTCCTTCTTCTTCTGTAGGTATTGAATACGGTTTCTCGATATTTGTATTGGCTTGAGGGTCAATTGTTCTTTCTGTTCCATATGTTAAATCTATTTTAACTCTTTTCATTTGCCCTGTTGGGGCGATTGTAACTGGCATATAATTTCCTTCCATTCATTACCCCCCTCTGAATGGGTGGGGGGCAAAGAAATTATTTTAATTAATAATTTATCTATTCACGTTGTTTATAATCTTGTTAATGTGTATAAGCATTTCGTCTAATGTCATAGTACTTTTTATTCTATTACACATATTACAACATGATACAACATTACCGATAACATACCCCTTAGAATTATCCACCCTATCTAAGTTTAAACTTTCAGTCTTATCTCCACAATAATAACATGGTGCTTTAAATAATGGCTCAACATATTCCTTTGTAAGATTAAATTCCTTACCACGAATCTTTGCCTGACTTTTTATAACAGAGAATCTTTTGGTCAAAGAACCTCGCACCTCCTGATAATTTTTCTTTGAAGATTTTATAATATTCTCCCTGTTATCGTGATACCAACGTTTATAATCCTTATGCTTATATTCTAATATTTCATCCCTATGTTTATTGTAATAAGTCTTATTTCTTCTTCTTTGACTTTCGACCTTTTTACTTAAACATATATCTTTATCTTTCATATTGTTTTCACGCCATGTTGAGTAAATCGGCGTGAACTGATTACTCAACAGGAACAATTTAATTGTTAATATTTTAGCTAAGATTAGCCATTATGACGCAGTCTTAATCCAGACAATAGGAGTAGCTGGAGCAGATACTCTGTTTAATTTAACACCATACATTACATCAGCAGTACCTAGGTAACCTAAGTATTCTGGAATGTAATTGACTTGCATTCTCACACCACCGTTGGAAGCGTGTACAATGCCGTCTTTGTGAGCCAAGCAGAAACCGCCTGAACCCAAAGAAGCTGTTAAAATAGTAGTCTTGATAACTGGAATACCATACAAATAACCAATATGTCCTTTCATAACTGGGTCAACACTTGGTGAATTTTGTACTAAGGTAAATTTCTCGATAGCCATTAAATCAGACCAGACAGCCTTAGGAGAGAAGAAGAAAGCTCTACCCTCATCAGGAACATTGGCAGCGTCCAATTGACGGATAGCTGAACGAATGTCTGAATCTAATACAGCAGCAGCGGAAGTACCAGTGGTATAGGTGGACAAGGTTGGAATCAAAGCCATAATGTCAGTGTCATATTTCTTAGCACAAGCATAAGCTGCACTTTCAATATAACGTTTCTGCATATTATAGGATTGAAGAACCTGTCTGGCTTCTTTATCTTCAATGATAAATGAAGCTTCTACCCAAGTATTGATTGATAAATCAGTACTTACTTCAGTTGGTGAATTTAAAGTAATTTGAGAGCCGTTTACTTTAGCAGCGGCAGACAATTCACTTAAACTTGGGATATGTAATACATCCCCACCACCAGCGATGTCACTTGATAAATCAGTGAAAAAGCTAGCAGCAACTAGATTGGCTCTAAAATATTCATTCATTTTAGAAGACCAGATTTCTGGTAACACTTTATCTAAAGTGGTACTAGACATGTGTGACGTACCTAACGCCATATGTTTTTATTTCCTTTATCCAAGCATCTTACGAGCCCACTCTTCGTGTTCTTTATCAGACATTTCTGATACGGGCTTATCTGACTTAAATTTAGCAGAACGGTTAGATGTTGGTGAAGCCATCTCAATTCGTGCCCTCTCTTCAGCCTTTTCAATATAGGCTTGAAGAACTGGTGATGCTAATGCCTCTTCTGGGTTAATACCCAACTTGCTAGAGTAATCTAAGATTTCTTTACTAGCTTCTTTTGAGAACTCTGGATGATTCTGCACAAATTCTACTTGTGTCAGTTTCATTTCCAGTACACCGACCTTATCGGCACCCTTATCCTTGACTTCTTGTTTTGGTTTTTCGGAACCAAGTTTTTTAAGTTCTTCTTGAAGTCTTAGGGCTTCAGCACGTGCATCGTCTCTTTCTTTAAGAGCTTTGCGTTTCTGAAACTCCAATGTCTTCTCGGAGATTTTTGCCCCTTCAGTGGTAGCTTCCTCTGTACCTTCAGCGGTACCTTCTTCCAATTCTGTGTCTTCTGACATAGTATTTTGGTTATCAGCGTTTAATAGCAGCTGTTCGCTAGTGCCGTTTTTTACGGGGTGCCTCCCCGATTTATATCATTGAATCACGAACATCTGATGCTCGTTCTTCGCCTGATTTCATTGAATCGACAGAGTTAATAAACTCATTGATTGTCTGGACTGCGAGTAACTTACCTAAGTAAGCTTGATTTGGGGTGATGGTAATACCATCAATAATCAAAGGTTTACTAACCCTGTCTATATCGTCTATATAAAGGACTAATAATTCTTTTAAATCATTCCAATACGGATTGTTTGCTATAATTTTAAGTTGTTCTGCATTCAACATATTATTGTGTTACTTGGGGTTGTGGAACTCCACCAGCATTTACAGGCGGCATACCACCAGCTTGTCCTAAGGTTGGTTGAACTTGTGCCTGTCCCGAGAACGTCATTGGTGAAATACCAACTCTTGAAGCGATACCATTTAACATCTTTACAAGGTCTGGATTCTGCATAATACCTGGGTTCTGAGCTAAGAGTTGTAAGAAGTTTGTCATTGTTTCTACTTCTTGTGCTGTAGCTTTCTGCTCGCCTGAGATGTCAATCGTGAGATGTTTCTTGAAATCTTTAAAATAGTTTTTGATAAGTTCAGCGAACTGAGTAGGTTTACGTTTTTGTTCATCTGTTAATTGTTGTTTTAATAAATCAATTTCTTCTTTAGTTGGGAAGTTTCCAGTTGAAATTACATACTTTATAATAGCTTTATTTATTCTGGTGTTTACATCACGTTCAACTAATAAATCGATTGTATCAGTATCATATACCTCTAAGATTTGTTCTTTATTTGCTTCTTTCTCAAACTCAGGGATTATCCACTCTTCGAATACTTCATCCCAGAACATACCAATATTCTGTCTGATAAAGTCAAAGAACTTGGTAGCGTTCTGTTGTTGCATCACGCCTAGTCTAAATGGTGTACGTGAAGGTAATGGTTCACCCATTAAGATGTCTTGAGAATTAGCATTTGCCCTAGTGATATTCATCACATTATCCTCTTCCATCTTAAATGCCTGCAAGTTTCTTTCTTCATTTACAAGCGGGGTAATTTCAGAACGGACCTTCATGATGTCACCATCCATTATGTCTGTTAAGACATTGGCTTCAATCTGTGTATCACGAGTTTGGAAGATATGCTTTGCACCAAGTTTCATACTCTTTGCTTTTTGATTGGTCATTTCATTCCATCTAATCTGACCATCAAAAGATTGCTCTGCAATACCTAATCCTAAGCCCCTACCTTCTATGGTAATAAAATCTACTTTCTTATAGGGGAACTTATCTTCTTTTTCTTTAAACAAGATTGGGTCTTCTATTTTTGTATTGCTAGTTAAAAAAACAACACCCTTAAAGTACTTCTCATTATCAGCGGCTTCAGAGTCATCTTCATTCCAAGTTTCATTATCAAAATAAGAATGAAATTCGTAAACCTCTATTGGTTCGTCGTGTTCTTCGGTGTATTCGATAAGAGCATTAATAGCAGACTGGCTCCATCCCTTAGAGGACATCTCTCTTAATTCAGCTTCGTTCATACAATGTTTCTCAACAATGTATGGAGAATTCAAATCATAAGAGTCATCCTTGTTAGAAACAGCTGGGTCAAAATATAAATTCTTTAAAGGAACATATTTTAATTTATCGCCAACCTTTTTAACAACAAACGAACCATACCATGGTAGGGTATCTGACAACTTGTTAAATAGAACTCCGATGTTTCTACGGTCCATGTACTGTCTTAGAAGAGTCGAATAAAGCATAGCTTTGATTCTTTCGTCTTCGCCATCTAAAGGTTTGATGATTACATCCTTACGGTCTATATCAATAAACTTAGTTGCGTTTCCACACATTGGAGTGATGATGTTGAAAAAGAATTTCTTATCACCTTGTGAATCGTACTCACCAGACTTAAACTTAGAAGCCCTATAAAGTTCAATACGATTGATTGTTTCTTTCATATCAAACTGATAGCCATCTGTTATTTCAACGGATGACTCATAGTCCTCTAAGTAAGAATTTAATTTGTCTTGTAGTTTCATATTATCTATAGTTTGGTTGTTTTGATTGTGCTATTTGATTTTGTCTTTGTTTATAAATCATTGGTGTATCATCGGGTCTCGTGAAGGTAAGCATTAAAGCATCTGCTACATCGGGAGAAGCGATGTTCTTCTTCCTCAGTGATTCCTTATCAATGATTTTTAACTTACCATTGTCTCTCATTTTGTACCTGATATCTGCAAGTTGTAGGAAATCAGTATCCCTCTTTAGCATTCCCCCACCTTTTATCCACGCTAGAAGCTCAAAATAGGCTTCTGCACGTATGTTTATGTACTTCTCCTCATTTACTGCCTTCTCTGCTAGATTGATACCCTGAATGTTCCATCCTAGTTCTAGGAAGCGGTCATAAACCCCAGCTCCCATACCAGTTGCATCTAAGAAGACGTTTGATTCATCTACTCCGTACTTCTGAGCCATATCCCTACCCATACCAACTACTTCCATAAGGTTATCGGTGGTATTCTTTGATAGGACTCTAGCAAAGTTTCCAGTTCTCAAGACAAATACATTGAAATTTCCACCAGCTCTGGAAACATCTATACCCAAACGTGGTTGCCCATAGGAAGAGATGTCTTCTGACCTGTAAGCATTCAAGATATCGTTCTCAGTGAACATTGTAGTCCAACCATCTGAGTCAATTTCACCAGCATCTGGGAACTTACATTCGTACATGACCCCAAAGTCGAACTGCTTTCTCATTCTTTCTACGAAATCTGGTTGTAAACGACCTTCTCGGACTGCTTGTCTCCAATCTACTACGATTCGGTTGTAAGTTTCGTCCATAGAAGTCCTATAAAAATGATTTCTGTGGAACGGATTACCAATTTCTAGGATAAAATGGTCTTTATGACCACCCAACATCCTCAGAATCTTGGCGTATATGTCATCATCTACCAACGAAGATTCATCAACGACAATATTTGCAGCACCAAATCCCAATAATGACTCACCAGCAGCAGCCTTGTTCTTGTTATCTGCAGATAATACGAATATTTCTCCACCTTGTTTAAAGGTTAACCTACTTTTACTTACTTCACGTTTCAAGCGGTCCTTTTCTTTGGCATCCATATTCAACTGGTCTCGGAATATCTCGTTATCGAAACAGTGTTTCCTGATGTTGCCCATAATAATCTGAGCCTTTGCCATGGAAGGAGCAACCACTGCCCACTTCTCTCCGAAGTTTACAGCTCGTAAAAGAACAGCCATAGACACAACCTCGGACTTCCCATACTGGGTTGTAGTTATAACGTGGTTATATCTGGGACTTCTTTTAACAATGATTTCAAATATCTTCTTCTGACCCTCGGTTAAAACAACAGGTTCATCCTTGCCCGTCTCTTGGTTGTACAACTTAAACAATCTGGATAGTTCACCTACGTCAGACATTATGTATTCTCAATAATTGACTTCATCAAAGCAAGACCCTCGTCAACCTGCTTAACGTTAAGATTCAAGTCTTTGTTTGTAAGACCCATAAGTTCAGCAGCTAACTTCATTTCTCCTAAGCGTTCACCTGGTTTATTGGACAAGTCCTCAGAAAGCATTAACGCTAGGTTATCTTCTGTGATTCCATGATTAGCCATATAACGTTTAAAGCCTTGGGACTCAGTCACAGCTTGAGGATTATGGGCAATAGCTTCCGAATAACCAGCATCTAACAAAGCCTTACCCTTATTAATCTTATTACCGATTAATTTCTGGGCTATGATGTTATCAGCAGCTGCTTTTTGTAATTCTGTAGTTTGTTTCATATACATTAATTATACCACATCTAAGTAATCTAGTCTTAATTCTGTTAGTATATGTCTATATTCTCCTAAAACAGGAAACATAATGTTTATAGGGTCTTTAAGAAAATAACCCCCGTATAAAAAAGTTTAAGAAAGTCTCTAAACTGTTAGGTATGTCTGTATTTTTTGAGATTATTTGGGATGTGTATATAAAATTTAATACCGACTCTTTGGGTTGGTATCCCCCCTTCCTTATGCCTTGATTGATGTATTTAATACTTTATAATACACCCCCCTATACTTGAAATACCTAATAAATATAGGTGTTTTATTGTATATTGGGGGGTTAATTGAGTATAATAATGATTATACCTAATATGTATTTAATGACTGTGTGTGCTTCATTAATAATTGTTTGTGTGTGAGTGTAAGATTCAATAGGTCTATCTAAAACATTAAATAGGTTTTAACCATTCCTTTATGTCTATGTCTCTAGTAATGTCGCTGTACTTTGCAGGCGGGTTTATTGGTTTAATCTATTCTGTCTTATTCTTTATCTCCTATAAGCCAGTATTTAGCAGGCGGTTTTCCAATATATTCAATGCTTAGATGTCTATCTAAATATCTAAGTATTGTCCTTATGTTTATTGGCTTTTATTAGCAGGCGGGAGTGTTAGTAAAGTTATCCACATATAGCTATTGACTTATTCTGTATATATGCTATAATGGATATATAAGCTAGCAGACAATACTAAAACACTTCAAATAGGTATTAGCTCTAGCCAATTAATAATTGCTCTGCCTGTTAATAGAGATATTAGCAGGCGGGGCAAGCCCAATTATATGAAACATACATACTTAATCGAAACAAGAGATAATCACTATGAGCCAATTACAGTTGACTATAGTAAGGTTATATTAGCAGTCGGCTTTGTGTTATGCTTCATTGGTGGAATAATCAAATAAAAACAAAAATATGAAACAACCAAGACACTTGGACGGCACTTATGCTAAGTCCTACAAGAACACAATAAGAGAAACAATTAAAGAAACGTTTAGCTTAAAGACTTACTTCACATTTACAATCGGCTCACTAATCACAACATTTAGCTTTACAGCGTTATTTCTGGGGATTATAAACCCACTAATAGAAGACCATTACAACCAAGTTGAAACGATAACACCACAAGTAAAGATACAAAAGACAAATACTACCATTAGAGAAGTTACTATGTACAATGCTGGGGACCCTAATCAGACTGATAATAGCCCTTGTATATCAGCTAATGGAGAAGACATTTGCGAAGCTATAGCTCAGGGTTATAAAAGATGTGCTGCTAACTTCGTACCACTAGGCACAAATCTAATAATCCAGAACTATGGTGAATGCAAAGTTACAGACCGAATGAACAGTCGTTATCAAAATAGAGTAGATATAGCAGTCGGTCAAGACGAATATCAAAGAGCCATCAAATTCGGATTACAAAACTTACAAGTAACAATTAAATAATATGAGAACAGTAATATTTACATGGACAGGAAAAGCTAAAGATTGGTCTAAAGTTAGCAAGCGGTTTAAGAAGGGGGCTATTAAATAGCTCTCTTTTCCTATATATTTGTGCTAGTTTAATATTTATGCTATACTTAATACAGATGATAAAATAATATGCTACAAACAACTGCGAATCAATTAATAACTAATTGCCCACAAAGGCGGTATAACAAAACAGGGTTTACTTCGCAGTTACCCGTGGCATGTTGTATCGCCTTTTTGGGTTGTTAAATATATGTGGTGTAAAATATACGATAAGGTTTGGAATAATCCTTATATGCAGAGACCAGCCTATGCCTCACTGTGGTTTTATTTATTAACACACGCCTCTGTGTATGGTAATGAACAATTTATTTTCAACGGCAAACAAACGAGTCTAAAACCAGGGCAACTTATTATTGGTATTAAAAGACTTGGTAAGAATATTGGTGTCCCAAGTAAAACTGTTTATAGAATTTTGCAAACGTTCAAAAATGAGAAACAAATTGATATACAAACAACTAACAAATATTCAATAATAACAATACTAAATTGGAGTAAATACCAAAGTGGTGAGGAACAAAATGAGAAACCAGTGAGAAACAAACGAGAAACAAATGAGAACAATAAAGAAGATAAGATAGAAAGAAAGAATATATATACATCCGTTTCTAACGAAACGAATGATGATACTTCCTCTAACGAGTTAGTTTATGTTTCTGACTTAGAGGTTGGAAAACGGTCAAAAAGGGCAACCGCACCGAAAGAACTCCCACCGTTTTTACTAAAGGCAGAGCGTGATAAACTTTTAAACAGCACAAAACGTATCAATCACATAGTCGGATTATACTTAGAGGTTCTAGGAAATAGTTTCCCTGCTAATAGCTATATCCAATTCAGAACTTTACTCAAAAGACATTACGCTGATGCTAAACACCTAGTTGATTTTACAGACGGGCAGATAAAAGACGCTATGGCTAAATGTGAGAAGGATTCTGATATGGGCAATAAATGGAAATGGACACTCGGTACAGTATTAAAATATATATCAAAATAATATGGAACAAATTAATAAGACACTCCTAGTCTGGACATTAGATGCTTGTCGGTCTAGGGCTAATAAATACGATTATGCTCAAAGCAGAAATCAAGGAACTGGCAGAGATGTTGCCAGACGAGTTAAAGTCTCCAGACGAACTGATGAGACACGAGGAAGAGGAATACCAAATCCAACAACTCAAAGAGTTTGAAGAAAAGAAACTAACAACACCAAGACCGACTGGATTCTCCTCACTAGACGATGTCTTACTTGGTGGACTACGAGATGGAGACCTGATGATTATATCTGGTTTGTCTGGTCGTGGTAAATCTCACCTGACACTTCAGATGATAAAACAATTTTCTGAACGTGGTATTCCTGTACTTCTATTTTCCTTTGAAGAACCAATCTCACGTATCAAGTGGAGACTATCCGATATGGGTGCTAAGGAAGATATATATTGTTTCGCTCCTAAGAAATTAAAGTCGGGACACGTTGAATGGCTAGAACAGAAAATACTAGATGGTCTTGCCAATTATTTAATCAGGGTTGTCGCCATTGATAACTTGGATTTTCTAACGGCTGAAAGTCAGAAGAACAACGAAGACAAATGGACAATACAGTCAAGGATAGTAGCTATGTTAAAAAGAATCGCCATTGAGCACAAGGTAACCATTATTTTAAACGCTCACGTTAAGAAGCTAGAAGACTCATCCCCTCGTATGGAAGACCTATATGGTTCTGGTGATACTTATAAACTAGCAGACTTCGTAATGTTTATTCATCGCTTAAAGGAAGAAAAAACTAGAGACAATCCAAACCCACCGTTTACGAATGTTGCTGAACTCATAATTGAAAAGAATCGTCTTACTGGTCAGTTAAAAAGATTTAAAATTGAACTAAAGGATAATTTATTTGTAGAGCTATGACACAAAAGGAAATTATTTATGAAACTAAGTGGTTAACTTCTTGGGGTAAGTGGTTAAGAAAGAAATATTTAACCGTTGAAAAAGAACGTAAACCATTTTATAACCAACTAATACTTGACACTTTTAATATTCTTAAATCGTACGATATCTATCACGCAGAAGAAAAGGAATATAGTTTAGATGAACTTTGGTAAAGCTTGACTTTTTCTGTGTATATGCTATAATACCCTTATACGAACACTAAATACAAATATATGTCACTAAATAGTAAACAACAAGACGAGCTAGACGATATGTTCTATGACATCCGTCTGCAACTTGAGAACTTAGTATCTAAAAAGTATGGCACAAATGTAGCTGCAACAGTAGAACAACATCTTACTGATACAGCGGAAGCCATCTTAAAAGCAGTAATGGAATAATATGACACTAAAACAATTTGTTAAAAATGTTGGAGGAGAAAAAGATTATAATAATTGGAATGTCCATTTATGGATAATGGATGGAGAATTATATGCTACTGCACGTTCTGTAAAAGATGTAAAGGTAGAGAAAAGAAGATTTATATTCTGGAAGAAGATAGAAATGAAACAAAATGCCAGAGAAATAACATCTATAATAAAATAATATGTACAACTCGCCCATGCTTGAGGAGTTGGAAAATCCAGATAATTACAAACGGTTCTTTAAAGACCATTGTGTAATTTGCAGAACGGCATTACCTCAAATGTCATCAGAATGGATACATTATAAGTTCTTTGGGAACTATTGCATCAGTTGCGATAGAAAGCTAACTAGAAAATTAAATAAAAGGAATATGAATCAAAATATCAATCAAGTTTATCAGTTGCACGAGCAACAGATGGGTAGAATGTTTAACCTCATCATAGGTAATTACCCGCCTGTTACCTTAGAGGAAAAAGAAGAGATTATAAATGATAAAATAAAAGACGAATATCGTTATGAAAATACCAATGAGGAATCTTTGGATGCCGATGGTACCCTGTAATATCAAGTTATGGGTAGCAGACCCCATCCAGACACCCTCTGTAGCCTCATATAAGCCCCGTGGTGAGGTTTTATCCTCAAAAAGGATAAATAGGCTTACTAAGAAGAAATTAACCAAATAAACCGTATGGAATCAAGATTAAAAGAACTATGTAAAGAAAAAGGTGTTACCCCCTATAGGGTAGCAAAGGATTGTAACGTCAGCTTACACGCTATATATGACTATACAAGTAACAAGCGGTTGCCTAAGTATGACGCAATGTTAAGAATAGCTAATTATTTAAAAGTAGAGGTAAAAGATATATGGGTAGGGGGAGAATAAAGGGGTATAAACACTCAGAGGAATCCAAGAAAAAGATGCGTTTAGCTACAGTTGGCAGGATACCACCAAGTAGAAAGGGAGTTACCCTATCCAAAGAAACAAGATTTAAAATGGGGTTATCCCATAAGGGAGAAAAGTGTTACAACTGGAAGGGTGGAATTGCCAGCAATGAGAGGATTAGGGGCTCATTTAAATATCGTCAATGGCGTTCAGATGTATTTATTAGGGATAATTTTGCTTGTCAGAAGTGCGGAGCTAAAAATGGAAATGGTAAATCAATTAATCTTGAAGCACATCATAAAATACCATTCCATAAATTAATACAGGAAGTTAAAGAATATTTACCACTATTTGAAATATATGATGGGGCGATGGCTTATACTCCATTATGGGAAGTGGATAACGGAATAACTTATTGTAAGGATTGCCATAGAAAAGTTGAAAGAGAATTAAAGATTAAAAAACAATAATATGGAAGTAAGAGGAACAATTCGTATCCCTACTAGGGAATATGCCTACATTGAACTAGAGGTAAACGGTACAATGGAACAAATTATTGATGCTTACTTTGAAGCTAATCAATATTACTTCAGAAAGCAGAACAGAACCTTAGAAGAAGAAGTACCATTCGGTGCTAATCCAAACTTCAATGAAGGAACAGAAGGTAAAAAACAAGCATTTAAACCATTAAGATAATAACATGGAACAACAACCATTAGAAAATGAGATGATTCAAATCACCTCAATAGAGTTAAAAGAAAAGAAAAGAAAAGACGGTACCACCTGGAAAGACTTTGATGTTAGAGTGGAAAACCAAATGAAAGGTATCTATTACACTTTACCAATTAAGAAAGCAGACGGAGAGTTTACTAGAGCTTACGAGTTCTACAAAAAGATGAAGGGTGAGTGGGAAGATATCTTTATTTCCAACGGCTCAGTCGCGGTTGAAATCGCCTACTCAGAAAAAGAATCCGCTTGGAAAACTAAAGAAGGTAAAGAAATGAAATCTACCTACAGAACAATCAGAATGATGAGAGAACCAGAAGGTGAAGTCCAGATGAAACAAATCCCCAGTATGAGAAAAACAGATATAGACGATATAGAGTTTTAACATGTTTAGTTTGCCGTTGCTAACTTCGGTTAGCTCCTGGCACAGAGTAAGGAGTTATATTTACCAATGCATTGGGCAAAACTTCTTACTCTCTGCTAGAGAATTAAATTATATGATAACAACAAACAAAAAAACTCAAGTAATACCATTTGAAAAACATAGAGAAGAATATGTTTATAGGAGGATTGGTAATAAATTTTTAGGTATGTCTTGGTGGGAACAAGTAAGCTCTGAGAAAGTAGGTGATATTTTAGTCATAGAAACCAATGGTAAAGAATTTGATAAGATAATCTTAAATGGTAAAGAATTAAATTAAAATAATATGTCAAAAGAAAGAAAATCAGTGCTAATAAAATTTGAAAAAATATCATCAGAGTGGGTAGTTTATATCAATTATAGTTGTATGAAAAATTCTTTTCTAGCTGTCCATCAAGAAGAGGGAAACACAACTGATGTCAAAAGAAGGGCAATTGCCGTTTATAATTGATATGTAAAAGCTGGCTATAAACCAAGAAAAAGATTCTAATAATTAAATAAAAAACAAGTATGAAAAAAACAACAAAAGAATTATTACAAGCAGAAGTCGTTAAATATGTTTCTGAAATTAAACCAAAAATGAAAGATATTTTACAAAATTCTGTTTTATCCCTTATCGGATTAGAAAAAAGCTATCCAAATGGTTATGAGATTGACCATTGTAATGGAAGAAATTCTGTTTTAATTGACGCCTTTAGACAAATTGCTATTGATGAAGCTAAAAAATTGGCTAATTCATATAAACCGACAGAAGAAGACATCGTTAATTTTAAGTCGGCGATGGAAAGGGAATATAAAAATCAATTAAATTATGCTATTAGGGATATTATAAAATTAAAAGTTCAGAAAGATGTTCAATGTCTAGTGGACGATATGAAAATTGAAGTTGAAGATTTGGTTGCCGAAGTGATAAATAAATAATAGAACTCCCCAGTTAATCTGGGGGTCTATCAAGAGGGTGGGTGTGTGGTGCAGTATGGTGAGGCTACTGTTAAATGAGGAGTAGTGAATACACGCATATTAATTATAAGCGGAAATGGGGAACTAACAGCCTTATACCCACTCTCTTGAGAGATTGTTTATTAAATAAGATAGAATTATATGATATTCAAAACAGGAAAATATAAAAACAATAAATTATCACTGAGAGTATATAGATGTCCGTATCCAGTAAGTAAACCAACAAAGAAATTTGAAGCAGTTTTTTTACAAGTCGGCAATAGGGGATATTGGATATTTAGAAATAAACAAATATATCAAGATTGGCCGTGCCAAGCATAACACCCCCTACTAAATAATTAATAATAAAAGAATATGAAGACAATAGAATTAAAAGACGAGGTGTTTTTACTACCAAACATTGGGACGGCTCAAGAATTTATTAGTGAATTTATAAATGTTTTAGAAGAGCATTACAATAAATTTTCTACTCACTCTATGAATGAGGGGGCATTATTTTTACAAGGACAAAAAGATATGTTGGAACAAGTAATTATAACGCTTAAAAAGGAATTATAAATAACCAACTGTAATATGAAAGAGAAAATACTTAACAAATTAAAACTTCAATTGTTTTATACGGAAGATGGTTATGGTAAGTTTGAGAAAGTATTGTCAGAACTTCTTGATGAATACGCTAACTGGAAGATAAAGGAGTGTTTGCCTGAGAAAGTAAAAGATTTATATTTTAATGCTCTCAAATATCCAAAAGAAGCAGTCGGTAATAATCAGGCATTCGGTTTTAATTACTGTATAGACCAAATACTATCTAATAAAGATAAGATAAAATAATATGATAAAGTTTAGAACAACTGCAAATTCTTTTTCATTCGGATTTTTTTGGAGTAGCTATAATTATGAGGAGAAGTATTATATTGGAATAGTAATCGGCTGCTTACTTATTGAATTTAATTGGATTAATAAAGATAAGAAATAAATATGGAAAAGATTAATGTTGGTAAATTACCACTAGAAAATAATAGTAATGAAACTGTGTTGGCTATATTATTCTTACAAAGCAAAATCAATGAGATTATTGATTGGGTTAATAAATATGAGTTTCATATTATTGATTCAATGGTTGACCCAGTTGTTAATGAAAACCACCTGAAAACCTTAGAGGATAAGGTTGAGAAGCTGGATAAAGATAATACTTTATTTGCTAATGCCGTTCTTAAAAGATTTCAGGAAATAGAAGCTAGGGTTAAGTTTATTATGGAGAATGGGAAGGGATTAAAAGAGGTATCTTATACAGCCAATCATCAAACAACCAAAATGTTTCAAGATTGTAAACTCCAAGACCTTTGGGATGAAGAGAATGCTAAGTTGTGTTCTCACGGATTTCCATATTCAAATTCTGATGAAATTTGTGGGTGTAAATTAAACCAAGAACCGACTGTAAAAGAATACCCCTGTAAATGCGATTGTCATAATAAAATGACCAAGGAAGAACTTTACCCAGATAATAGACCAATAACTAATTGTGGATTATGTTGTTTGGATGAACCGATTGATAAATCAGAGAAGATTGAAGAAATAATCGGTGAATTTAAAAAAGACTATTTTGACTTGTGCGAAACAATTAAATTGGAGGGTGTTTATGAGATAATTATTTTATCTTGGGATAAGATTAAACCTTGGCTAAGAGATAAGTTAAAGGAACTATGATTTATACAGCTCTATCTGGAAATATAGATAAACCTCGGGGGGACATTAAATGTTTTACAACGGACATATTCTTTGATGAAAGAATGAATGCTAAGATATTTAAAGTCTTGTCCCATAAGTTTACAAGCGGAACTTCTATTTGGGTTGATGCTAATATCGAACTTCTAATACCAGAAGACCGCCTGATAAATGAATGGTTAGACGGATACGATATGGCAGTATTTAAGCATTCATTTAGAAAAGACTCCTACGAAGAAGCTTCTAAGTGTGCAGAACTATATCCTGAATACGCTGATAAGATAAACGAACAGGTAGAAAAGTACAAGGAAGAAGGATTTAATGGTGGTATAATGACAGAATGTGGAGTACTGGTAAGAAGAAATAATGAAATTGTTAATCAATTCAATGAAGCCTGGTGGGCAGAGATATGTAGATGGTCACCTCGTGACCAGATTTCCTTCCCTTATGTAGTATCTAAATTTCCAATTAAAATAAACTATATCAATGGCAACGTCAGACAACACAACTACTTCAAATATACCAAGCATGAAAATTAATATCTGTAATTACGAAAAGTCTTTCAATGATGGGATACTATCAAAGTATGCTCGTAAGATGAAAGAAGAACTTGATAAACTTGGTATTGAAAATGTGATTACAGACCGACCACTTAATGGATACATTAATCATCACATCAACTACCTTCAGTATCCTAAGTATAAATCGGTTGGTAAAAACACCCTGATGATTACTCATATCTTTGAGGGATATAAAATGGACAATGTGATAAGGGGAATGAAGACAGCAGACGTTGGTATATGTATGTCTCAAGAAACCAAGGATATGCTAGAACAACGTGGTGTTAAGAACCTTGAAGTTATCTTACCAGCTCACGACCTACTCCCAAGAAAGAAAAAGAAGATAGCCGTTGTAACTAACGTTTATCCAGACGGTTGTAAAAGAGATGAGATGTTCCACGAGTTACTCTGGTTTCTAGAAGACAACGATATAATGGATAAATTTGAGTTTCAAGTAATGGGTAAAGATTGGCATCTAGATGAGTTTAATCTAAAATACTACCCACAATTTAACCACGAAGATTATCTTGATATACTTGAGTCGTGCGATTACCTACTGTATTTCGGTTTAGATGAGGGAGCTATGTCTGTGCTTGATGCTAGACAGGTTGGTCTGAAAACCATAGCTCCCCTAGTAGGTTTCCACAAGGAGATAGGAATAGATTATCCGTTTCTAACTCAAGTAGAGTTAAATGAAATATTCCTAGAACTTGCTAAGAATCCAGTTGAAAATTTAAATTGGTCTAATTATATAAAAAATCATATCACTATATGGCAAAGACTGCATTAATATTTGGGGTAGGAGGAATGGATGGTTCACATCTTGCCGAACTACTCCTAAAGAAAAAGTATCGTGTTGTTGGTGTTATCAGACGGGCATCAACTGATAATCGTCAAAGGATAGAACACATTAAAGGATTAGAGTTGAGATATGGTGATGTAACTGACCCATTCTCAGTCCTATGGGCTATTAAGGAAACCAAACCAGACGAGATATATAACCTCGCTGCCCAAAGCCATGTGAAGATTAGTTGGGAACTCCCCTACTACACAGCTCAGGTAGATGCTATCGGAGTACTTAATGTTTTAGAATCAGCCCGTCTGTTTGCACCTAAGGCAAGAATATATCAAGCGTCAACGTCTGAACTATTTGATGGACTAAACCCACCATATAACGAAGAGTCAACTAAGAACCCAGTATCACCCTATGGAACTGCTAAGTTATATGGATTCCAGATAGCTAAAAACTACAGAGAAGGTTGGGGTATGTATGTTTGCAACGGCATCCTCTTCAACCACGAATCACCACGTAGAGGATTAAACTTCGTCACTCAGAAGATTGTAAACTCAGTTAAAGACGGTAAGGTAAGATTAGGAAACGTGAATGCTAAACGTGACTGGGGTTGGGCACCTGAGTATATGGAGATGGCTTGGCGTATGCTACAACAAAAGAAACCAGACGACTACGTGGTAGCAACTGGTGAAACCCATTCAGTAAAGGAGTTTGTTAAATGGATTGAAGAAGTGTCTGGTAAGAAGATACGAATCATCCACGACAAGGACTTTGATAGACCAACCGATGTTCCAGTTTTATGTGGTGATGCCACTAAAGCAAAGAAGAAACTCGGCTGGAAAGCAACAATTAAATCTAAACAATTAGCTAAAAAAATGTATGAAGGTAACAAATTGTAGGCTATGTAATAGCACAAACTTAACTCAATGGTTAGACCTAGGCGCACACCCCCACTCTGACCAGTTCCGTAGAGATAAAGACACACCAGAGATGCAATACCCCCTACGGGTATTAGTATGTAATGACTGTGGTTTATCTCAACTATCTTACGTTGTAGAAAAAGAAGTAATGTACACAGAGGATTACTTGTATGAAGCCTCTATTACAAAGACTGCTGATAAACACTGGGGAGATTTAGCAGATGATGTCATTAAGCGTACTGGGATTACCAGCGGTTTAGCTGTCGATGTTGGTGGTAATGACGGTACTCTTTCATTGAAGTTTAAAGAACGTGGCTTTGATGTTATTAACATTGACCCTTGTAAAGAAGTAACTGACATCTCAAGAGAACGTGGTGTTAATACAATCACAGACTTTTTCTGTGAAAGAGCTTTACCAAATGAGAAAGCTGACATTGTAACTGGAACAAACGTCTTTGCTCATGTTCATGACCTTCATACTTTTATGAAAGATATTAAGACTTTGTTAAAAGAAGATGGTGTGTTTGTGTTTGAGAGTCCTTACTTTGGTGAGTTCTTTGACCAACTAGAATACTCAACCGTATATCATCAACATCTTTCTTACTTGTCCTTGAAACCATTGATTAAATTCCTAGATAAGTTTGATATGGAAATCTTTGATGTTGTATTCTCTGAGTTACACGGTGGTGCTTTCCGTTGCTACATTGCAAGAAAAGGACAACACGAAGTACAACCGATTGTAAAAGAATCAGCAGACAAAGAGAACTGGACAATAGAAGACCTTAATAGATTTGCTAAAGAAACCAGAGAACACGGAGATAAACTATTCTCAATCATCTACGACTATTACAGACAGGGTAAAAAGATTTGTTGTGTGTCTTCACCAGCAAAAGGTATGACTCAGTTAAACTACATCAACGTCAATAGATTTATATCGTTCTTAACAGAAAGGTCTAAGCTAAAGATTGGTAGATTCACCCCTGGTGGACACTTGCCGATACTAAGTGATGAACATCTAAAGGATTGCGACGTGGCTGTTTTACTTGCCTGGAACTTTGCTCCAGAGATAATGGCTAATAACAAAGATTGGAAGGGAACTTGGATTATCCCTAATAAGGAGATTGAAATATGCAATTAGAAAAACATAAGGACAAACGTGGAGTAATAGAAGACCTATACGTTGGTAAGGACTTCTCGGTTACTCGTATCACGTTTAAGAAAGGTGCTATAAGGGGAAACCATTATCACAAAAAGACTTATCAATATGATATTATTATTAGTGGAAAATTAAGATTCTATGGAAAAGATGGTAGTTGGGAAGTTGGTTCACCTTCACTTCCACTTACACACTTTCCCACCGAACCACACACTTACAAAGCACTCAAAGACTCTGAAATGATTTCTATTTGTATCGGTAAAAGGATTGGTAAGAACTATTCCAAGGATACTTTTAAATTAGAAAAACCACTTGTATGATTAAATGTTCAAAACCTTGTATATCAAACGTAGAAAAGAACTTCTTAGAAGATGCTTGGAATAAAGGTGATATTGGTATTGGAGAATACATAGAAAAGTTTGAAGAAGCTTGGTCACAGTTTAATGGAATGAGTTATGGGGTTGCTTGTAACTCTGGAACTAATGCAATGTTTCTTGCTCTTAAAGCTTTAGGAATAAAAGAAGGTGATGAGGTTATAGTTCCAGAGTTTACAATGGCTGCAACAGGGTGGGCAGTAACCTACACTGGGGCTACTCCTATATTCGTAGATTGTAAAGACGACTTAACCATAGACGTTGATAAAATCAAGATAAGTCCAAAGACTAAAGCTATAATGCCAGTACATATCTACGGTAGGAAGTGCGATATGGCAAGGATTAATAAGTTGGCTTCTAAATTTAATCTGTGGGTGGTTGAAGATATGGCTGAAGCTCATGGAATTATTCCAACGGGTGATATAGCCTGTTATTCATTCTACGGAAACAAGATTATAACAACTGGTGAGGGTGGTATGTGCCTTACTAATTCATCTGGTATAGCATCAGAGATTAGACAGCTTGCTAATATGTACTTTGATAAAGGAAGGACCTTAATTCATCCGAAGGTAGGCTATAACTTTAGAATGACTAATTTACAAGCGGCTATTGGATTAGGTCAGGCAATGAGAGCCAAGTGGCTTATTGAAGAACGTCATAAGATTGCTGCTTGGTACGATAAGTATTTAGATAAGCGTCTAATTATGCCCCCTAGGGACACAGTGTGGATGTACGATATTGATTGTGGTCATAGACAGGAGCTTGTTAAATCCTTCCTAGAAAAGAAGGGTATTGAATCGAGATACTTCTTTAAACCAATGTCTATGCAACCGATGTATAACTTACCATACGGTCATTTAAACGCTTACAAATGGTCTAAGAGAGGATTGTATCTACCTACTTACCCAGATTTAACAGAAGAAAACGTTAAAACAATATCAAGATTAGTAAACAAATGCTATGTTGACATTAAAAACTAGAATTAAATATGAGCCAACTGATAATATAAAGTTAAACCTTGGCTGTGGTCCTCATAAGAAAGAGGGTTACATCGGGGTTGATATAGAAGACTGTGGTCAGGAAGTTGTATGGGATATAACAAAGGGTATCCCATTCCCGAATGACTCGGTGGAATCTATATTCTCATCACACTTTATTGAACACTTGGACTACAGAGATTTAGATAACTTGTTCTATGAGATAATCAGAGTCTGTAAGAATGACGCTATTATTGAGATAGTATGTCCTCATTCTGAATCATTAGAGGCTTATTACTCATCTCACTTATCCTTATGGAACGAAGCAAGATTCAGGGCTATCTGTTATTCATTTAACAAAGACCCAGAACATTTAGAATTTTCATATTGCAAGAAAGGTCCTATGGAAATACAAGCAGTAATGTCGGTTGTAAAACAATGACAGTAGCATACTGGAGAAAGAAGGCGGATAAGGCTTGCCAAGAATGGGGTCGTAAGACCTACAAGAAGTGCTTAGTATGTGGTAAGCCTATTTCTTGCCTACACCATTATTACCCAAAGAGTACGTCTTCAGCCTTAAGATACGATGAAGATAACTTAATCCCAATTTGTGTTGGGTGCCACTTCTCTCATCATAATGGTAATCCTGCTATTCAAAATAAAATCAACGAAGTTAAAGGAGAAGACTGGTTGAAACGTTTAAAGAAGAAGAAAGAATCGTACGTTAAAACAAACGTTAAATACTATCAAGACATAATAGAACAATATGCTAAAAAGACTAACTGATAAGCAGAGAGTCGCTCTGCAAATAGCAATAACTAATCCCTACCTTTCTCTTAGGAAGATGGCTGACCTTATTGGTATATCTCATATAACGTTGTACGATAGGTTGCAACCGCTGATAACTAAAGGTTACATTGAAAAGGTGGATGGTGGTTGGAAGATGACCAAGGAAGGTTCTTCTCAGTTATTAACCGACCTTGCTACTAATAGATTTAAGAAATCAAAACGATGAACAAAGGAGAAGGAATTGAATACCACGACCTAGAAGAAACAGCACAGTATCTAAAGCAGTCTATCAACCAGTACAAGCTAGAATTAGGAATGGTCCTAGACGCACTACAGGCCTTCCACAGCGAGTTTCCTGAGCTAGGTACATATAAGGAGCTACTTTCGTCTTTACACCTCAATATGAGGCGTACAGTGCCTCTAATAAGAAACTACAGGTACGTTAAACAATGTAATATACCCGTTGATAAATGGAAGTACTTAGATTCATCCGTGCTTGGAAATTTAAGAATTAAAAAAAAGACACCCAACCTAGATGATATTCAAGGTGGAGTGTCTTATAATGATTTAGCTACTTAATTGTTTTATAGTTGGATTTTTCTTTGTTTTTTCTTGTTTGTATTTAAAGTTATATTTCTTATAAATCTTTTCCTTTAGATTATCCTTCTTCGCAGCAAGTACCTTCTGCTTATCTTCATCTGATAGACTCAAATATTTTGGGTCTTTTTTTATTTTGATAAGCCACTCACTATACTGTTTGTTGTATTCCTCATTGGCTTGTTTAAACTTATCTTCTCCAACCTTCTCTTTAAACTGAGTAAGTTCTTTACCAGTATTTAAATTCCAGTCGGTATTCTGACTGTAAGTATTAGAACTTGCACCAAATAAATCGGCAAATGCTCCGAACACAGCAGCACCACTAGCGTCATCTTTTAACCCAAGGAAATTCTGTGCACTTATCGGCAGCATACCAAAAGATATATTCTTAAGAGTAGGTTTCTCTCCAGCAAAGTTTTTACCTCTTAACAAACTTAACCCAACCCCAACTGGCGGAGTTGTTTTATTAACTAAGAAATCTATACCAACATCAAACAATGTCCTGGAGCCATACTCTCCACTGTTTAATTTGCTTACAACACCAGCAGAACTTTTTGTTTCTTGAGTAGCAAGACGTGAGAACAATGTTACTAGTTGTGGTATTCCTCTAGCAAATGGTGTATTAATTCTTGTATTACCAATCTTTATCTTCAAGAAGTCAGTAGCACGTGGGTCTTTCTCTACCGTAGCACCCATGGATTCGGCTATTGCTGATATTGCAGCTGTAACTATAACTACATTTGTTATATTTTTAGCAGCCTCAATTCTAGCAGCCTTTGTTTCTAAACCAAATCCACCAGAATGAGCAGTTAATATATTCCAATCCGCCTGCAACATACGTGGTGCCCATAACAAAAGCCTGACTGGCTCACTACTAATTATACGACCACCTTGTCCTCTGGCGGTAATAGAATTAATAATTTTACCCCTATCTTTTAAACCAGCATCATCTAATTCTATACCCTTAGCCTCGTCAACTTTCTTCATTATATCCCATAGACCAAGCCTAGCTCTTATTGCACTATCGATAAATGAAACGTCTGATGCTTTAAATATCCTACCAGCACCAGGTATTGATTCCAAGACTTTAGTTGGAACCTCTTCCTCAATACCAAATTTAAGGTCGGCTTTTTCAAATTTACCATTCATGTAGTCTGGATGAGAATAAACCTCAGCAAACAAAATATCTTGTCTGGCATCAGCTTCCCCCTTAAGCCCAGCATAAAAATCATTCATTGATTCCTTAGCCATATTCCACCAGGTCTTGGGGCTCTTAATCATTGTGAGTGCTCCCTGTCTTCCCATAAAACTATTATCCCAAGAAGCAACAGCATTAATCATTGTTTTTGATGTACCAGAAACCGTATCGCTAACTATCTTTTTAATAGCCTCGTATTTATTTTCCTCCCAAAGTTGTTTTATTTCTTTACTATTAGCTTTGAATATCTCCTTAATTTGTAAATTACCACGTTTTAGACTATCTATATATTTAGCAAATATTCTTTTAGTCATTCCATACTCAGCTTTAGTTTCTGGAGAACTCCATTTCTTAGTCTTGGGGTCATAGTTCTTTAATAACTCATCATATTTAACCTGTAAATCCCAGGCTACCTTGGCTTGTTCTTTAGAAATTCTAACTCCAAGTGTTTCCTCTACTAAATCTTCAAGGAAGCCTTCGTTCTCTTTTGGATTTAGTAGCCGTTCTTGTTGTCTTGCTTTATACTCACTTAACAGAACATCTAATTTGGCTTTCTTAGCTGGGTCGTATCTACCGACCTCTCCAACCTTACTAACCCAGTTCTTTATTCCCTGAATTTTATTCTTAAGAATTAATTTCTCTTCAAATAAAAGATTCATTCTACCAGCTTCTTCACCAGCAAACTTCTCGAATATAGCAGTTCTAGTCTTTGAATCCATCTTCATCAATTCAAAAACATCTAAGTCCTTATTTTTTAAGGCTTGTTTAAACTCATCTATTTTGTCCTGTCTTATACAAAATGCCATAATTAACAAATTATTTTATCAAGAAATTTATTAAATGAAAGTTCTTCTTTAGAAAGATTGAACTTTTCCGTTTCTTCTTTTAATTCTTTTTTAAATGTAGTCTTTTTCTTTGGTAGATTTATTACCTTCTTTTCATAAGACTTTTTAACTTCGGATAACTGATATGCGGCAGATTCCTTTTCTCTCATACGAGCAAATGTCATTTCTGATGCTCCCTCTGAGATAGTCGAAGTTAGTGGGGAATTAGCAAGTTCTTGTATAATATCACCAGCTTCATTTGGATGTAATTTGGCATATTGTTCAGCACCAGCAATTAAAGCACCAGCCCTTATATCGGTTGGTTCTTCACCCCTAATAATGGCTCTAGCTTTTTCAATATCAGTATTAAATAAATCTGCCGTCTTCTTAGCCTCTTCTTTAAAGTTTCTAGAATCATAACCCTTTAAATTTTCAGCACCCTCAATTAATTTGTCTTCGATAGCCTTAGCTTCAATACTTCTAGCAACACCAGATGTTTTAGTTTCTGGAGTAGTTTTATCTTCTTGTATTTTATTAGCTTTATTCCAGATGTCTATTAGTTGGGATTTGGATATATTTTCATCTAAGATATTTACCTTAACACCTGCTTTCTCTAATTTTTCTTTAATACCACGATATGTATCTACATCTACTAATTTTGTATTGCCAAATCTATCTATCCTTATGAGCTCTTTTATTGGTGTATCAAGAGTTTCACCTTTCTTTAAGTGTATGTGTGCAGTTTCAATATCGGATAATTTAATAGATTTATCAGAACGAACTTCAAAACCAACGACTATTCCTTCGCCTTTCACGACACCAGATGGTGCAGGTCTTGTTTTAACTTTTGAATTTTTTATTTCAAATACAATTTGTCCACCTTGTGTTTCTGCAATATTTCTATTTTTACTTAATGAAACAACCTTTTCTCTCGCATTGTCAAATTTACTTATTTTTGGAGTTAATTCTCCGCTACTAATAATTTTCTCTACATTTAGTGGGTCTGTACCATGGAAAATACTTGTCTTTGATGGTTCAAATAAATCAGAAGTACCTTTTGTTAATTTATTAGTCATTGAAAAAGATTGAGAAAAAGGTATTTGTTCTTGTGCCTTCACAAACTCCTCTGCACTTTTATATTTCTTTGCTTCTTCGTATAATGGTTTTTCGGCAGTTGTAATCATTTCGGGAGCCCTTGGTATTTCAACTGGTTTTTCAAAAACAAATTCTGGTTGCTTAGTTTTAATATCTGGTAATGGTTTATCTATAAACTCCTGCTTTACTTCTTCTATTATTTTTCTACCAACTTCTGGAGTTACCTCAATTCCCTTTTCTTGCTTTTGAGCAACTTTAAAAGCTATCCTAGCATTAATTAAACCATAGGCAGTACTAAATGGAGTTACTGATATACCAGTAGCAAATTGAGCGGCATTGGAAATCTTTGTCTTTGTTTTTTCGCTTAATTTTGTTTTCTCTAAATTTAAACCTTTTGCACCAACGGTATGGGCAGCTTTCATTCCTACTAATATACCAACAAAGGCACCCAACTCCTCTGCTAAGGGCTTAAGTTCATTCTTTGTTTCATTAGAAACTTGTAAATTCTCAACACCCTTAGTTAATGTGTATGAACCAAGTCTTCCTAGGTCTGTAAAAATACCATCGGCTATTTTAGCTGGTAACGCTAAAACTCCAGGAGCTTTCTTGGCTGCTTCTAGCTGTGCTGTCACTGGTAAAAATGCAATACCAGCAGTAGCAACCGTGCTTCTACCAGCACCTACCGCACGATTTAATGGTGTTACTTTTTTAACTCCAATTCTTGAAGCTGCCTGTTCATTAGTTTCACCAGGTTTTCTCTCTAACGCTAATTTCTGATAATCCTTTAGGTTATAGCCGCTGCCAGATACATCAATTAAATCAACTAATTTCTGAGTAGCATTATCTATTGTTTCCTTGGCATTATTAAAAGCAGCTTTAGCCATCTCCCCAAGGACATCCTTCTTTTCTGGGACAGTTACTCTAGATATAGTTTCTGGTTTCCTTATGCTTTTTAAAAGACTTGGGTTGCCACTAACCATTTGTGAGGCGACATCCTGTCTGAGTGGACCACGACCTAAACTTAATATTTCATTATTAGTTAATGGTTTTTTTTCCAAGGAATTAGAAGGAGCCATCCTACCAGTTAAACCAGAGGATGTCGTTCTTGTATTAGACATTCTTCCTGTTAGTGCCATATATTAAAACCAGGTTGTTGGATTCCACCACACAAAATCTTCTTTTGGTGTAGCTGAAATAGTTTCTTCATTTGGTGTTGGTGGGGTCACCTCAATGCCACTATTTATTAAACCATTTATATATTCGGTACTTACATCTGGATAAGTTAAATATAAATCATTAACGGTAGCACCATTGGCTATATTTTGTATTATTTCACTCTTTAAATCAGTAGGTATATTTGTAGCGGTATAAATCTTTGCAGCACTTGAGCCAGTACCAGTCTTAGCATGAATAGCATTAAATTGTGCTTGGTTTATAGCAGCAACATTCGGTTGTAATTTCTTTACTATCTCTTCAAATGACATATCTAAAGATAAACCTGGAGTCTTTGACCACGCTTGGGAAACTATGGGGTCAAGAAGTAAAGCACTTATCTTATCTTTGTTTTCAGTCTGTCTTTTTTCTGCTCCCTGTAGGGTAGAAATCATTGCATCAATATTATCCTTCTCATCTTTATTAAGTGATATTAATCTATCATCTGCTAATCCGAGCAATGTTGTATATTTATCTATCATGCTTTTTCTGGAAGCAGTAGCATCATCATAATAATTTTTTGCTCTTTGAACCGCTAAATCTAAATTACCTTGGATAATATCCCCCTGAGATGCTAATACGGTAGCTTGTACTGCATACTCCTGTTGTTTCATGTATTGTTGACCCCTAATAATTGCAGTATTAATTGGCTGATTTCCAATAGCATTCTTTGTCGCTTGATAAGCTGCGGTTAAAGAAGTTAATTGATTATTAATATTAGTCAATTGTTGTATCTGTTCATCTATCTTAAATTGTTTTTCAATTTCAGCTCTATTTATTTCCTGGTCATAGGCAGAAGTCATACCAGCATAAGCTTGGTCATACTGAGATTGTGCCTGTTTTTCACTTGCTGCTCTAGCTGCTTCACGTTGTTGCATTAGATTAATTAATGCCTGTTCATTTTGTGTCATCCCTATTCCAGCAGTTGTAAAACCAGCAGCTTCCATCTGAGAACCACCCAACCCAGGTATAGTAAAACCAGAACCAGACGACGCATCAATATTACCAGATGTTGGTGAGACAAACTGCGAAAGATTACCAATGTTATAGTTAGAAGCAGACTGACCAACAAATTGTTGCCAGTTACCTTGACCTGTTGCGTATGCTAGGTTTCTTGCATCGGTTTCATTTAGAGCACGACCTGAACCTAAGAGGTTAGTAATAGAAGACCTCTGTTGCTCGTTTAGATTTTGACTTAAATTTAATGTAGGCATATTATTCGAAATTCTCCCTTCTTGTGATTATCCTTGGTCTATCAATTATAGAACGATTAGAATAATGTGTTCTTATTTCATCTTCTTTTTTAAGGAGAAGTTGCATGAATTTGTTATAATCAGAGTCATTCTCTGTTCTTAACGAATAGTCAGCACAAGCACCATAAACTAAGTAAAGGTGTAAGTGTTCTGGTAAATTTGGTTCATCTCCAGCATCTGATAAAGCAGTAGCCTCTTTAGAATACCAAATCTTTAAACCAGCTGTTTGATTTGACTCTGGCTTATATTGCAAGAATATAGAGTTATCATAAAGAGTACAGTTCTGGATTGCAGTGGTTGCATCTTGAGCATCATCATTTGAGATAACTCTTTTAGTTCTCTCATCTACAAGATTAAGATTAACCCAATCCTTTGTTCCCCCTAAGAAGTTAGCTTCAATCTTTTCAACCGCAATTAAAGACGTTGGTAAAACGTATTCCTGTTGGTTAGCCACTATATCAGTTGTTGCTATTTCTCCATTTATTTCAAAGGCACCAGAAGAACGTAGTGCGATTGCGACTGCTTGATAATAATAATCATTCAAAGCCAAAAGTAATTCAGCATCTGAATAGTTATCTGTATCCAGATTCCCAAGTACGAATCTAGCTTTATTCTGTAATTGTTGTGTTGTCATATTAAAATATTTTTGATTGATTATGTCCCCATTGTTTTATTTCTATTGGTAATTCACGTTTAAATGTCTCCATATAGTGACACTTAACACACAATGTTCTACAATTACTAATATCAAATCTTAAATCTGGGAATTTTGACCATTTTTTTATGTGGTCAACTTGTAAATTACCGCCATTACCACATTTCTGACATTTAAAATTATCCCGTTTTAAGACTTCTAACCTAAATTTTCTATAAAATTTTGTTCTTTCTTGTTTATTAAATCCCGTAATGCCACCCCTCCAATTCCAGTGTTTTTCCTTAGCATGAACACCAATTAAATTCTTTTTATGTTCTTCTGAGAATTTCACGCCCAATCTTTTCTCTGACATTATACTTCTACTTTTTATAGAATGATGTTTACCCTTAAAATGTGGTTTCTCCTTTGATTCACATTTTCTACATAATTCAGCTTTATGATAAACAATATTATTACAATTAATACACTTCTTTTTTCTTAAAATACTCCATACAGTGGTAGATGATATTCCTAATATCCTAACAATTTCCCTATATGTTACACCAGCATCGTATAATAAATTAACACTATTTGTCATTTTTAATTTTACAATATCGGTCATATTTTATTTAACTAAATACTTCATATTTATAATATATTGTCCCACTACCTACGTAGTTAGAAAATGTTAATGTAAACGATGTTGCTGTTACAGTGGATAATGTTGCTCTTATTGCAAGAGTGCCAGAAGCGTTAAAGACGTAGATAATATACCCAGTAATTATTTCTGGTATAAACTTAGTACCATTATAATAAAACACAAAAGTAGTTTCATCGGTTGTTGAGGTAGCTGTACCGTCTGAAAATCCAGCACCGTCTTGTGCATAATGAGCTTTTATCTTTATCAATGATGGTTTAAAGTTTGTTGTTATCGTTGTACTTCCATCAGAATTTCTTGACCCAGTACCAAGTAAATATCTACCAGTAGATTTAAGTCTATTCTCTAATTCAATTACTTTACCCTTTAAAAAGAACAGGTCTTCATCTTGAGTAAACAGTCTATCATCTTTCTTGTCAGCTTCAATCTTATCACCAGTAATAGACATTATTGGTGTTTGTGGGACTGCTTCACTTATTGCTTGTTTAACTGGTTCCATTAGAAAATGTTTATACTGTGAATATCAAGTAAGGTGCCATCAATCATAACTTGGAAGTATAGCTTATCTGAATTAAAGTTAGATACAGTAAAGGTTAGATTATCAAGTAAGTCACCATCACTTATGGTTTTTGTACCACACTTCTTTAAGTTATAGATTAAAAGGTTTTGTGTACCACTGGTTGTAATTGCAGACGGCAAGGCTGGACTAATTGTCCATACTTCATTTGCTGTACCACCATTTGTTATATCAGTAATCCAAGACCTGAATCCAGCGTTAAGATAACCACCATCAACAACTTCAAACTCCTGTCCTATTTCAACTGGATAATTATTACCAGTTGTATGATAAACGGAGGTACCAGTAGAACTATCAGAAGCTGTTGCTTGTGTAAAGAAACCAAAGTCGCCATCACCAACAGAAACAGTTACGTCAGTATTGGTGAATGCACGATTCAATGCATTATACTTTTTAGCAAGATTAACTTGTATCTTTGAAATTCTAATCTTCCTAGGTAGAACCATATAACCAACTATGATTTGTTTATTACCACCTGAATTTCTATTTGCTTCAATAACACTGATTGTATCTCTTGCAGATGTAAGCAATACCCTGTCGTATATAGCACTTAAAGGAGTTGGTACGTGGTAGTAAAGACAACCACCGTATGTGTTTCTAGTTGGAGTTGCAGTTAAAACAGTACGTGGGGTAAAAGACCAAGACTTATTTAACAAGTCGTAGATGTAGATACCTTCTCTTATTCTACCACTGGTATCGCTTTCACAACCAATGAATAACTTATCTTCTGCTAGTTTTAAATGATTAAAATTAGTATTAACGTAATACATACCCATTTCTGTATCTGGCATTTGAGCTACTAGGGTAGTTTGATAACCATCTGTGTAAAATATCTTACCGTCTGTAAAATATAACCAACCATTTTGATAAGCCTCAATGACAAGTGGAGGGGTAGATATATCAAGTATTGAGGAGAATCCATCATCTACACCATTCCATAACATTAATTTACCAGAGTTATTCTTGTGAGAACCACCAATCAACATCTGTGAATTATTAACAGAAATACAATTAGCGTGAGTTTGATATGGAAGTTGTTTTGCAGTGGCAGAGAAAGTGGTAAGTGTAGAGTCAAGAGAAGCTAAATAACCATCATTTAAGATGAAATATTCTGACCCAAATAGAACAATTTGTCTTTTAGTATTGGCACTATAGGCAGAACCAAAGTCAAACTTCTCATCTACGAAACATATAAACACATCACCAGCTTGTGGTGTAACAGCGGCAGTTGTAAATGTAAGAGTATCAGTCGGGTCAGCTTGGGTATTGGTATATCCCTCTTTCTTTGTGATGTTATATATGTGTCTATTAGTAGAGGCATTATCTATACCATAGGTAGCGTTTAATGTAGCATCAGATACGGTTAATGATGTTGCAGTCGCAGACGTGGCTGTAAAATAATAAGCAATTCCCATATATCTAGCAGACATATAAAGAAGATGATTACTATTTGTTTGAATCATATCGGGATAATTACTCTCAGCACTGGTTATAGTGTGAGCTAATCCCTTATGATTAGAATCATTTACAGCATCAAATAAATAAATCTTAGTACCGTTGTAAATACCAGCTACTAAGTTATGGGGTGATGTTGCAGTAGTCGCAAATGAACACATAGCATCAAACTTATCGTTTCCAGTAAGTCCGCTGTAACCAGTATCTCCAGAGTCAATCCAGTTTCTAGCCATAAAATTAGGTGTTAAGATGTTCTTTCCACCCACCTTTGCTACACCCATTTCTTGACACCAGAAAAGACCATTCTCTGACATCCCATTTAAATTGATTGTTGCTTTTATATTATCCATTTTATTTATTAACTCTTGTCCAAGTTGTGCTTGGCTTGGTTCTGTTTATAAAAGTTGTACTCGGCTTAGTTCGATTTGTAAAAGTAGTTGATGGTTTAGTTCTTGTTATCCAATATAATATTTTGAATTCTATAAAACTAACATTATAAGAAATTGTGTCTATGACAACGGTTATAGCCTTTGAAAATAATGTATTTATACTTGTAAGTGTAAACGCTCCAACAGAAGCAACTATCGACCTTGACGATGTTATAACTGCATCTACACCAGTCAGGGCAAAAGTACCAACGGAAGCAACTAATGTTTTTCCTTTAGATAATAATGCCTCTATGCCAGTAAGTGAAAATGAACCAACGGCTGCATCCATGGAATAATTAATTACTAATGGATTTTCCAATCCAGCTCCACCATTCCATAATTCTGTTACTTCTGTACTCGTTAAAACTTTCGACCATAATCCGACTTCATCAATCAAACCATCATATTGATATGTATTATCAGACGTTCTCATCCTACCGATAACGAATGCTGCATTACTATTGTATATAGCTAATGCACTTTGTGTGTCGGTACCTATGGAACTACCATCAACATAAAATGTACAAACGCCAGTAGAAACATTAAATGTTACAACGAGAAAATACCAAGAACCAGTATTTAATGTTTGGGCTTTGACAAATGTTTGTTCAGCTGTTCCATTATAACTTTGGTTAAATTGTAAATATTTTGTTCCACCAGAATCAAGATAGGAAAACATGTATGACCTATCATTACCAGTTGGATTCCATTTACTTACAAATGCCCTATTATCATTTGATGGTGCAGATTCTAGTTTTACCCAACAAGATATTGATATATTACCAGTAATTGATAGGGATGTATTATCGGCTATAGACAAATACTCATTATTTGAAAGTTCAATATCTACACAATTACCAAGAATACCAGTCCCAGATGGGGTGGTATTATTATCAGTCAAATGATTTGTACTCCAGGAATCATTCCTTGTTACTGCACCACTGCCATCTGATGATTCATTTAACTTCCAATATGAAACTATTGAATCAGTTAAAGCCATTAAGCTATTGTTAAAAACCCATTTGTGCCATCAAAATTTATCGTGAAGGTGTCCCCATTAGCAAGGGTAACAGCGGAACCATAATCATAATAAGCAATTAATTTATCACCAGTAGAACCATCATCATAAACATAGATGTATTGGAATGGTCCAACAGCACCAGAAGCGGTCAATACTAAATCAGCTAGAACTAATTTATAAGTTCCAGATGTTTGTGCTGAAGATGTTACCGTTATAACTCTTGAAGATAGATTGGTATAGCTAATCTGTGTAAGGTCAGCTAACTCATCCCAAGTAGATGTATGAGCTGTATTAGTCAATGCGACTGTTAAACTAGCACCAGAAAGGTCTATTTGTTTCTCGGCTAGGTTTTCGACAAACGAATTTATTTTTGTAAAAGTTGCCATTTTGTTATTTAGTTACTTATCCCAATCTACTTTTAAAAATAGATTGAGGAAATAACCGAATTATCTAGCCCACTGTCGATTTACTAAACTGACAGATGATACGTGCTCAATTAGTATTTCTCGGGCGTTATATCGATACTACCAGAATGCATTATTTCTATGTATTCCAGCTGTGTTATTAACTATTCTGCTTTCTTGGAACTAAATTTGGTAGCAATCGAATCAGCTGTACCAATGGCTACTATGGTTCCAAGCCAGTAAGATAACTGTGTAAATAATACAACAACATCAAAACCATTTGCTGAAACTTCAGCCAAATAATCAGATAACCAAGCAAATGTGGCTACCCAGAAACGGATACTGCTTGTTAATTCTAAGATTTTCTCTTTCATAATAATATATTTTATTAATTATCTTCTATTTAATTATACCATATTCAGACTTTTAAATCTAAATATCAACATTATTGAATAATATTATCCTTAAATGGGGCAAATTCCTTCTCAGTTATAGCGACATAAGAACCGATTGGAATTCCCTTATTCATTATCTCTAAGACCTTATCAACCAATGGTATATGTCTAGTTATTGGATTCTTTTCTGAATCTAGAAACTTCCAGTTGCCGTCTTCAACCCAGTAGCATTGTCCTTTTCCACCGTTTACTGTATCAACACGTTGAACTATTTTCTTCTCATATTTGTCTGATGACATGATTTTGTATTCTCCTATTAAAGGTAAGTGGTCTGAATAACCCAAATACCCATTGTCGTATTTATAACCGTACTCTGGGCGTAACCAGTACTGAGTTAAACCACCCTTCATTCTTTCTAACTTAATTACCCCTTCGTGTAAATGAGAACCAGTTGTGTATTTACCAGTGTTATCACAAAGACCAATCAAATCACCCTCTCTCACTAAATCACCAACTCTTACATAAATATCTTGTAAGTGTCCATAGATTACAGCGGTTGCTTTTCCATCGTCCTCATCTGATATTAGAATAATAGCCTTACCGTAACCGTTATCATTAACAGTTGATACCCAAGCAACTTCACCAGTTATAGAAGCATAAAGACACGTTCCATCGGGTGCAAACCAATCAATACCATTATGACCTTTCATACCCAAGTCCTTGTAAAACGAAACCTTATTCTCACCAAAGAACTGATTAATTGGAGAATAGGATTCTGACTTAGTATTAAAAGAATAAACCTTCTTCCATTCCTGAGATTTACCAGACCGAACATAAACTTGTCCGTTGCTAAATTTATATTTTATAGGTTTTTCCATATTATTATCATTATTACGATTGTTAAAATTAATGGGATATTATCTATAATAATTTCAAGAAAATAATCCCTAAACGCTTTAGGAAGTTCTTTTAATCCGTCTATTATTCCGTCTATGAAATCTTGCATATAATTGTTATAACCAGCCCCACCGCAAGCGGTGACCAACTAGCTTGTTTCCAATGGGTGGGGCTGCTACCCTCCAGGATACGCCTGGCACGTTGTGGTGGGTCAGTACCACGCCTTGTAGTAGTTGTCCCAGTATCAGGGTAGATGACATTTCGGATAGTCTCAAGGCAATTATCTTTTAATATGGTGTATCTTAATTAAAGTTGTATCACATACTTTAAATATGGGAGGTTGTAATACATTGTATTACAGAGCCTCCCCATTCTAATCAAGCCAGATTGGTGCTTGCAATGTCTTACCCCGTTTAGAATCAACGAGGAAAAAAGATTGTTTAGCGGGTTCAAAATCTGCCTTAATGGAAAGAGCAAAGGAGTTATAGCCGATAAGACTACCGTTACAGACGAAATTGCCTCCGTCACGAAGCTGATGGAAATGCCCAAATACGTCTAGGTCACAGTTTCTACCTTTATTCCACTGAGCAATGGCTTTGTTGACAGGGATATAGATACCCCCGACTCCTCCACCATAGCGAATGGAATGACCGTGATGCAAACGCACAATATAACCGAAGATGTCGAGATAAGTATGGTAACCGTTAGCGATGATGAACTTAACTCTCTTATTACTAGCAAACAGGTTAGCCAGATGGTGATACATGTAAAACTCAAGCGAGTTCCCTTGTTCGGTAGCAATGTGGGTTTTCTTCGTGATACGAGAATGATTACCAGCGTGGCATACAATAGTAAGGTTAAGGTCGGTATTCTTCAAGTAGTAATTGATACCAGCAATAATTCGCTGTTCAGCAAACATGATAGCATCAATCGGTAATAGGCTATTACCTTCCACGAGTTCATCGTGAATAGAACCAGAGATAAAATCTCCGAGTAGGCACAGCACCAACTGCTTAATACGAGAATCACGTTGTGTAATGGAAATGAGCTTAGTAGAGTTCTGAAAGAACTTCTGAATACGAGCATCGGCTACCTTCAAATTGAAAGTATTAAGTTCTGACACCTGTTCTGGTCGCACGGTTTCTTCAACGTGCCAATCAGATGCTACTACGAAGGCAACAGCTTCAGAATTACCACCAGTACTAGGCTTAATAACGAGAGATTGAGGAGTTTCTTGCATCCTCAATACAGCAGAGATTTCCCTCTGCAGTTTCTCGTTTTCAGCAAGAACAAACTTGTACTTACTATTAGTTAGCTTACTATTTGATTTCTCTTCAATCTTTGCCCTATCGCGAGCAATATATTCCTCAGTGGATACGATTGGCTTCTGTGTAATACCCAGTCTAGAAAAACGATGATAAATCGAATCGATTGATACCTTAAAATGTTCGGCTAGCTGTCTGGTCGTCATGCGACCAGCTTGTTCTCGGAGGAATTTATCTTCCTCCATAGTCCATTTCTTCATTTCTGTCCTCCCTTTGCCTTCTCGAGGCGTATAAGAAGATTAATTACTTCTGGCAACGTCTTCAGCCCGAAGGGCTTATGCCAGTACTGATGTCGCTCAATGTCAATGAGCAATAAATTGCTTACGTGGTTTGAACCACCCAAGCTACGGGGTTTTAGATGATGATAGTTTCTACCGGGGAACCTAGGCATATTGTGGTGCTTGTTAGCAAGCTTCTGCTTGCGCTTGTATTTACGAGCGCGCTTGGCTTGCTTCCTAGCAATACGTTTTTCCCATTTACTAACGGGTTGCTTTCTCATTATCCACCTCCGTCGTGAAGCGACAACCCAAACAAATGGTAAATAAACCTTTCCTACCGTGAAAATGCCCCAGTTCGTGGGCTTTTCGCTTACCGCAATATACGCAATAAGCTACGATAACCTTGTGAAGCGACCACCTCATTTCAGCCCCTTTCTGTGGTGCAAGCCCTCGGCAGGTATCAACTGATACCGTCTGTCTTTGTCGTCAGCGATGACGAAGTAGCAAACGCCACGCTTCAAAAGAATCGTAGCCTGCTCATCCGTCAACTTGACGATGACGATTCTGAAGCGCCCCATTTCACTCCTCCTTGTAGATGTATCTGGCGTTGTCATAATATCCCTTAAGCTGGTGATATTGCTTATACGTCAAAGTCACAACGCGGCGTTCTTCGTTGTCGTACAGTTCCACCTTGTCCTCGGTATCCCTGTACTCACGAACGAAATGATACTTCTGTAGGAGTCTCATCTCTAAC